AGTTGCTGAGTCTACCACTACCGAATCGGATAGTGAGTAATCAAAAAAATCAAAATATGGGGGTTTTTTGCCCCCATATTCAAGAAATAGAACAAAACAAGAACAAAGAAAATGGAAAAAGCGCAGAAAATAAGGGGAAAAAAATGGTAAATGTGCTTGACTTTTATGCTATAATAGTGTAGCATATACTTATATTATGAAAAAACGAAAGGTGAAAATGACTACATTAAATCAAGACCAATTAAATCAAGTTGAATTGTTATATAAACATTACAAAAAAACTGATTTGACTAGGTCAGAAATAAATGATTTTGTTAAGAGTGGCAAAATCAAAAATCCAAGTTGGTTAAAACAAGACCAATATAAAGTTGCTAGGGGAGTTTATACTTTACCTGTTGACGGCAACGATATTTCTTCGCAAGTAAAAGAAGAAATACTTTCCGAATTACCTAAAACTGAAAAAGCACCTGTTACTGAAACAGTTAGTCAGGCTGCATTTATTGTTTCAAGTTTAACTGGTGATATCGTACCTACTAAAGATCCTGTATTCGTACCATGGGGTTATTTTAAAGATATCAAATCAATTGTTTCTAGTAAACAATTTTATCCTATCTTTATTACTGGTCTCTCTGGTAACGGTAAGACAATGAATGTATCTCAGGCTTGTGCTCAAGCTAAAAGAGAATGTATCAGAGTCAATATCACAATCGAAACCGATGAAGATGATTTACTCGGTGGTTATAGATTGCAAGAAGGTCAAACTGTTTGGCAGAATGGTCCTGTAATCGAGGCAATGGAGAGGGGTGCTATTCTTCTTCTTGATGAGATTGACCTTGCGTCTAATAAGATTATGTGTTTACAACCTATCTTAGAAGGTAACGGTGTCTTCCTTAAAAAGATTAACAAGTTTATTAAACCTGCACCAGGGTTTAATGTGATTGCTACTGCCAATACTAAAGGGCAAGGTTCTAATGACGGTAAGTTCATTGGTACTAATATTCTTAACGAGGCATTCCTTGAAAGATTCCCTATTACTGTTGAACAGGCATATCCTACAAATAAAATTGAGAGTAAAATCTTAACCAATGTTATGTCCGAAAAAGGTCTTACTAAAAAAGATGATGAAAAGTTTGCTACTAATTTAATTACTTGGGCAGACATTATCAGAAAGACCTTCTATGAGGGCGGCGTAGATGAGATTATATCTACTAGACGATTAGTTCATATCGTAGAAGCCTATACTATCTTTAAGAATAAGATGAAGGCAATTGAAATGTGTACTAATAGATTTGATGTTGACACTAAAACATCATTTATGGATTTATATTCCAAAGTTGATGGGGGCGAAGATGTCACCACTTGGAATAGTCCAGTTCTAGAAGATGAACTAGATTCCGATGATAGTGAGGAAGATAACCCAAGTTATTAAAAATCTATCTCATAATGTAGTCGAGTGGCACCTTCGGGTGCCACTTCCTTACAGGCTTGACAAAAATATAAAACTAGTGTATAATATAAAAATATGAAAAAGATAAAAAACAAAAGTAAAAAATTTAAGACTAACGAACCAGAGATTCCATTTACCTTTGATTTTTATTTAATCTATTGGGAAGATATTCAGAGTGATAGTGGATGGAGACCATTGAAAGATATACAAGATTCTAAACCTGCTATCTGTGTTTCAACTGGATGGTTAGTTAGAAAAGACGCTAAAGTTCATATTGTAATGTCAGATTATAATTATGATGATAAAGGCGAAATGGGTGAAGGTGGTAATACAACTGTCATTCCCACAAAGAATGTAATAACAAAATATAAGATAGAAGATTTATAATGACAATAGAAGTACAAGTTAGAGGAAATAATGTCGAGAAGGCTATGAGAGTTTTAAAAAAGAAACTACTTAAAGATGGCCTGATGAGAGAATTAAAAGAACGCCAACACTATTCTAAACCTTCTCATGTAAAAAGAGAAGCAAAGAAACAACAGATTAGGCGATTTAAAAAAGAACAAAAACTGAAAGCTTTAAGAGAAGGTTTTTAAAAGAATTACTTGATGTGAATATGTTGCCCATATCAGATAATGTAATAAACAAATGGCAACAAAGACTTGAAGGAGTTGATTTATTATGGGTAGAAAAGCCTTAACAAAAAAAGAAAAAGTACTAAACTTACTATCATCAGGAAAAGCAGTTGCTTGGACTACAATGAGAAATAAGTTTGATTTAACATCACCGAGAGCGATGGTGGATCAATTAAGAACAGAGGGACATATGGTGTATATCAATCAAACATCAAATGGAACTTCGTATCGTCTAGGTACACCTACTAAAGCTATTTTAGCTGCAGGCGTTCAAAAAGTGTTAAAAGGTAACACTTCTGAAATCGTTGCTGCTGGTATCAGAGCTTTATACGGTAAACAAAAATACGCTTACTCTAATCAGTAAGGGTATTTTATCGTATAAATAGTAATGTGAGGCAGTTCGTAAGTCCTGACATTAGAGGTAGAGTGTCTTCCGCAAAGACACCATTTTGGGTTTTGCCGTTTTGCCCGAGACAAAAAAACGGCACTTTTATAATTGTTGTAAAAAACTATTATAAATAAAAGTGAAAAGAATATTATACAACTAATTAAAGTTATTAATATTCTAGTTTATCCGCTACAGACCATTAGGGTTTACAGGATAAACAGCCAACAAACCCAAGGAGGAATTATGGCACTAAGAATAAACCAAAAAATAATTGACGCTCAGAATCAATGGGCTCAAGAGAACCCCGAAAATCCATATAGAACACCAGAGTTAGATATTAACTTATGGAAACATTTGGCATCGGATAATTTCGAACAAGCAGAAACAATCTGCCGAAACAATCAATCAAATTTACATAACGGTCTAAATTGGGACCAACATTATACATCATGGTTACAATTTTGTGCCGATGAGGATAATGTTTGGCCTATTGATAAGTTTGCTAAAGATTTAAATAATCAAAAACGACCACAGAGACCTTTTGATTGCCAACATCTTGTAAATGATATAATAAAAGAACATGATGGAGAATTTAATCACACTTTAGCAGGACCTATTGATGTTGCTATAAGACCAGATGGTTCTGTAAGTGTATGGGATCATTGGCATACAGTATTGTTTGCTAAAATGTCTGGTATTTCTCACCTTCGAGTAAATATATTAAGACATCCTAGTAAGTTGACTTTAGAAGATTGTAGAGCCATAGAGTGTAGTCTCTATCATTCTAAAAATGGGTTATCTAAAAAATCAACAGCAGAAGATGTATATGAAAAATCAGTTGTTGTTGCAAAATTTAAAGGACATACAGCTCAAACAAAACCTGAGATTGCTACTATGAATATTTTTGAAAAATTATGTTTATCACCCACTAACAAAAAACCTGGGTTTAGAGGAATTAATGGAGTTCCTGTTATCAATTCAGCAAGAGGCGCTTTAATAAAAGAATATGGCGCACCTGAAGCTGATAGAAAAATTGAAAGTTATTTGAAATTGATTAGGGATAGTTTTCCTACAGGACCAATTTCTGGTTATTTTTTTCTTGGAATCAATAACTTTATGAATAAATTTGAAGATAAATTTAAAGACTTAAATGTAAAAAGTTTATCAACTATGTTTGCTGATTTGGCAAATGCTGGTTTAGATGCTGCTGATTATATTTCAACATCAGATAACAAGAAAGGACTTCCTGCTGAATCTATTTCAATACGACTTGCAAATTTTTGGTCAAATTGGATGAAAAATACTGATAAGGCTGCAAGAAAACCTATTACTTTAAAAATGGCATTAGAAGCTTATGGACAAAAGTTGCCAGAGTTAGAAATTAAAACACAATTTGGTTCTACTGTAGAAACTTCACATAAAGTACAATGTCCAGTTTGTCAAAATGTACATTCTATAAAAGAATCAGATTATATAGTAAATTAAAAAATAATTAAAGGGGGCTTTCGAGCCCCTTTTTTTATAAGGGCTTGTAATTTTTAAAAAAGTTCTTATATAAATAATAGTGATATGCTCAATTAAGAGGTATCATTTAGATTAACTTGCTTAACAAAGGAGAAAAATATGACAAGACTATCTATATGGAACGATTTGCGTCCATTTTCAGTAGGATTTGATGACCTATTTGACCACTTTAATAATACATTAGAGTACACGGTTAAACAACAAACATCATACCCACCTTACAACATTAACAAAGTAGATGATTTAAATTATCAGATTGAAATGGCACTTGCTGGTTTCAGTAAAAAAGATATTGAGATTAAATCTGCTCTTAGTCAATTGACAATTAAGTCAGTTGAGAATGATGATAAGGACGAAAAGGAAACTCTACATAGAGGTATTTCAAAAAGAAAGTTTAGTAGAACATTTACTTTGGCGGAAGATATCAAAGTTAATGGTGCTAAATTGAAAGATGGAATGCTTTTAGTTGATTTAGAGAAAATCGTGCCAGAGGAAAAGAAGCCTCGTACAATTGACATCAAGTAATTGGTCAATAGATAGGGGTCTTGCTTGACAAGGCCCCTTAATTCTGTTATAATAAACTCAATTAAACAAAAGGTGAAATTAATATTATGAAACTAAATCAAAACACACAAAACATACTTAAAAACTTTTCTGAAATCAATACTAATATATTGATTAAACCAGGAAAAGAATTAAGCACAATATCTACTATGAGAAATATATTTGCTAAGG